TGGCGGCCCACAATACGGCATAGACAAACGGCTCATAGCGCGGCTCGGTCAAATACTTGTTGGCCGCCTCTTTCGAGAACGGCTCCGGGTTGCCTTCGTCATCCTCGATGCCGCGCCAATCGAGCAGTGAGGCATCTCTCAGTAGAATTCGCTGGATGCGCAGGCGATCTTCCGGGTCAAGGAATATGCCGTCTATCTTGCGTTTGCGCGGAACGGCATTCTCGAGCTTCTGCTGCAGTCGCTGCCAGTCCCTGTTGCCGATGCCGCGAACCTTCAATTCAAGTCCCGGCCATTCCGGCGGATCTTTCACCCACGCGCCATCCTCGCGTTTCTCGATGTCGATCGTGCGATCGCTTAGTTTCATGACACCCTTGTGGTTGGTTGCGCCAAAAGAAAACGGGCGGCACTGCTGCCGCCCGGTCTGTCGTGTCTGCGCGATGCACGTCAGGCAGTCGCGCGAGCAGGCTCCCTCTTCGCCTGGGGCGTTGCGATCGTGCTGCCCGGTTCGCCGCGCGCCATGAGCACACCGGCCGCGGCGGGATCTACCGTCTGCGGTGAGTTCACTCCGATGTTGAATGCCCAGCGCATCACGTTGTCATTGGTACCGACCCGCAGTTCCTGCGACATCACCAACCCGCGGAAGTACTTGAAAGTAGGTGTGCCGGAAGGAGGCGGTGCATCCGGCAATTCCATCTTGAAGGCATAGTTATCGTTGGTTTCCTCCGCGTCCATCATAGCCTGTTGCCCGGCATCAATCGGCGCCGTGTAAAGGCAAATCACATTCATGGTTCCGCCATTGCGCGCACCCTTGGCCTTGCGGATGCGGCCGTCGCCGAGTGCTGCGGCGGTGACCTCGTTCGAAACGTCGCCGACGTTGCCGAGATCCTCGACCTCAGCCACCTCTGTCCAGGTCAGAGCCTCGTATTCCGAAAGCGTGTCCGTCGTTGACACAACGGCCGTGGTGCTGATGTAAAATTTCGTTCCCGAAGCGGTATAGATGTCGCCAGCCATGGCGCATTCTCCCTTTGAGGATGGCCGTCTCGCGACGCGCCAAAGCTGCCGCCCACGCAGCGGGAAAACAAAAACCCGCCAGTGGGCGCTGGCGGGCGTTCAAACTCAGATCGGATTGGCGACGATCAGTCGTAAAACTGATAACGGTACGGGACGATCACCGAGAGACTGAACCAGTTGCCGTCGTTGCTGGTGTCGTTGACGATCGGCGGTGATGGCGTGAACGTCTCGACGCCGTGGAACTTGTGATCGCGGAAAATGCCGGCCAGATCGTCGGCCATGCCGAGGGCGTCCGCCATCTCGAGGCTGCGGCGGACGTTCAGCACCACGCGCGCGGCACCGTCCTCGAAATAGTGCCGGTTGAGTACCGGTTTGCTGCCGTTCACCACGGGATACTGGATCATCACGAATGCATCGACGCCATTCTCGGGCTGGCCCGACACGATCGCCGGAATGACCGGCGGATCGCCCGACGTCGCTTCGAACAGCCGCGCCTGGAACGCGAATTCGACCGCGGCGGATGGCATTAGCGCAGCCTCACGATGATCGCGGGAGTGCGTCGTGTGGACCGATCACCCATACGCCCGCCGGCAATGGCACCGTCGATCGGCGTCCGGTAGGAGAACCTGATCATTGCAACATTGCCGAATCTTCGCTGCGCCAGCGTCGCGACCGCCTCGTAGACACCTTCGGGCGCCTGCTTCGACGACGGCTCGCGCGATAGATCGCCTTCGATCTTGCGCGCGTACGGCTGAGTATTCAGGAACACATATTCCTCGGCCGGCGGCACGGCGTTCGGGTTGTCGGCCTGGACGCCATCCGCGAACAATTCGTGCGAGTTGGCATAGCGTCCGGTCAGCACCGGCGAGTGCATCTGCAGTTGCTGATAGATCCAGGCCAGCGCTTCGTTGACCAACTGAAATTCAACACGGATGGTGCCGTTGGGCTTGACGCTTTCGAGCGGCGCGCCCTGGCGCCCATCTACATAGATCTTGTACGGCGGCACGACGCCGAGCGCCTGCTTGTTCTGCTGCTTGGCCTCCTCGATCTTCTCGAGCGCGAATGCCGCCAGGATTGCCGACTGCGCCTTGTCGCCGATGCCCTGCTTGAACATGACATCCAGATCGCGCCGGATCGGCGTGATGCGAACGCTTAAGCCCACGTCACGCCCTCACGGTAAGTTCGTATGCAATGAGGACGCCATCGACCCGGCGCGCCTTCACCTCGTACACCGTATGCTCGACTCCATTCTGGTCGATCAGGAAATCACCGGTCATCACATCGAAAGCCAGTCCGGCATCAAACAGAGCCTGTGCGTAGATGATCGCCTTGCGATCTTGCTGCGCGATACCGCCGGTCAGTTGTCGACGCTCACCATCGAATACACGCCCGACCGTGGCATAGCTCTCGTCGACCTGGCTCGGCCCGGTGCCGGTGATACGGCGGACCGAGACCGGTTCGTGCAGGTTTTCCCGATAGAGCGCCTTGGCTCTTGCCGGCGTCACCATGCGAGCACCCGGCGGTAGCCGTCGCGCTGCAATCCGGCCATGATGTCATCCGGCACAAGGACATCGGTCGCCGCGGTATCAACCCAACGCTCGATCGAGATGACGCCAGGGATCTCGACGCGCCGCTCGGTCGGGTCTGCGTTTGCGCTGGAGTGATACAATCCGACGAGGCGGGCGGCATATCCTTTCAGCCCTTCCGGGATCACGTCAAAGCCGGCGTCGTACTCGACGATCACCCGGCCATAAGGCCAGCAGACCGTGCTGTTGCCCGACACTCGCAGAAGTGCCGAGCCTGGTATGTCGAGTTCCCAGTCGCCGACGAGCAACTCCGTCGTGTCCGTGGTTACCGAGATGACCTCGAGCGCCGGCCAGCGGGCGAGCAACAGTTTGTCGCCATCGTAGCCGTACCGGATGCGATAGCTCTGCACCAGCGTCTCGGCCTTCAGCGTAAGTGGCGCCTCGCCGCGCAACGGCGCGAGGGATGGACCGTAGCCAGCCTTGGCAATGCCGCAGGCACCGGCGAGCGCCTCGGCGACCTGCAGGCCACGGATCGCCAACGCGGCGTCCTGGCTGGTGTCGTCCGGCTGTAGCCCGGCCGCAACGCGCAGTTCCTCCTCGCTCAGCAACTGAAGATCGGCGGCAGGAGCCGTCACAGTCAGCGACCAGAGGCCGCTCATCGCGTCACCAGCGGGATGGCACGTTGGACACTGTCGGTAAATTCGACGACCAGCGCCTCTCCGCTTTCGTTTACGAACACGTCTGCAACGCCGCGGCCCTCTGGGCCGACCGGCCCACGCTCACCCCGGTCGCCCGGCTTGCCGCGCTGCCCGCGCGTGGTGATCTGCGCCCAGCCGTCGCCCGGCAACGGTCCTGGCGCGTCCTGCAGCGCGAGCCACGACCCGCCGTCGTGCGCGACGACATCGCCCTCGGCATAGGACTGCTTCGCATCGTAATAACGCCGGTGTCGCCATGGCCGGGCATCTCTCCCGGCCGCACCAGGCAAGCCACGCTCGCCGGCCGCGCCAGCCTCGCCGGGCGGTCCCTGTGGCCCTTGCGGTCCTGGCGGTCCCGGCTCGCCGGCCGGCCCCGGTGCGCCGTCCACGCCGTTGCGCAAATGAGCGGTCGCCGCGGCAACCTTCAGCTCTATGATCGTGCCGTACTCATCGAACCGGTCGCGCAGCCGCGCCATCTCGGCGGCAATCTCGCGGTCGGCGGCAATGCGCGCCTTTTCCTCGTTGATCACCACATCGGCGACGGCGCGCATCAACGCGCGATCAGGCTGCGCGGGCATGGCTCATCTCGCGTTGCAAATGATATGCGATCAGTGCGGCCTGCTCGCCGTCGTCGAGCGCGGGCTGCTGGTCCTCCGCAGGCACCGGGGACATGGGGGAGGCCGGTGCCGGCGGAGGTTCAGGAGGTGTCGTTGCAAACGACAGCGGCACGACCTGTTGCTGTACGCGCGGTTCGTCGCCAGCCTCGACCTCGGGCAGACCCTCGAGCCGACGCGCCTCGTTCGGGCTGTAGATGCCGCCCTGCACCGCGCGCGCCAAGCCGTCCATCCGTTCGGTGAACATCGAGCGCAACAACACGCGCGTATCGAGTTC